GGCGTCCTAATCTAATGAGGTGAATTATGGCTAAGAGTTATAAAACAAGTAAGCGGGTACCGGTTCAAAAATGCAGGGTTATTGATGGGGGGCGTACATTCTCGCTAGCATTGCCCTATTCAATCGGGCGCGGGTTCTCTATTGGTTCGATAGATTTTGAGGCAATAGGGGGTTATCCATCTAACGGGTTCAAACCTAGCAAACCATTGCCGGACTCATGGTATGTCAATTTGAACGATTAGAGCGGTTTTATAGATATATGGGGGGATAGTATCCCCTCATCAATTTAACGCGCTTAGGCGCTCATTTAAGGGGTTTTATCATGCTTAAAAATTGGCACATGGTTTTATTGATGGTTTTATTGTTTATTGCCGCTCAGTTGGTTTGGGCTTTTTATAGATAAGGGGATTAAGAATGAAGACTTATAAAGTGGAATTGATTGTAAAAATTCAGGAAGATAGCTATCCGGATAAGTGGCTAGCGGACGCGGTTTATGAGCTGCTGGAACCTGAAAACGGAGAGGAGATAGTCAAATACAGGGTTACTGAGTTAAACCCTGAGGAGGCTACATCATGCGCCTAAATATTTTTATTGATACGGAAGACGGGTACCTATTAGGAGAGTCTTTGGTCGAAATTGGTATGTCAATCGGACAAGGGAATAAGAGCGGGAGCAGGGAGGACAAGGAGCGGTACTACTCATGGGAGCTAATCTATCCGGAGGGTGAAATTCCCCGCGCGCCCGCGCAAGGCTTTATTTATACCCCTAGCACGAAGACCGATATACGCGAGACCTTTAAGCGCTTTGGCTGGACTCCATCAGAAGGTAGCCGGTAATGCTTTACTTTATCGTTTTTGTCCTTGCCTTTGTTATTGGCTGGCTACTAGCTAATTCATGGTAGTTGCGCCTTTAATCAATTCATGTTTATAATCACCATGTCGCGGACTGGAACCCGTATGATATTAGAACCCCTTAATGGGTATTTTGTAGGCTTAGATAAGTATGAGAGCATTTATCTAAGCCGTTCCAGTACAAAGTATCCGCTAAGGGGTTTTTCTATTCCTACTACTTTATTCCGTAACGGTTGTAATCGGACGGGAATGACGCCAGCGATTGCAATACAAGCGGACTGGGGGAAAGTAGATGTAATACCGCACATATCGGTGGCGAAGCTAGTGCCGATTCTACGAACGACTGGCGGGTGTAGCGATTCCGTACTGGGAAAGTTATTGAAGGCACCTAAGGATAGGCTAGGTGCGCTCAAACCGTTTGGGATAAGTAGATACGATATGAGTAAAACCATACATAAATTATTAAAGAGAGCCATGATTAACTCATGGAGAATAGACCGCGAACCCTTGTCCAATAACGAATACGCGGAGTTGATAGTCAATACCAGCAGAAAATTTATTGTCAATAAAAGTTGGAAACAGTTAAGACTTGAGGCAATAAAGAAGTACGGCAATAAGTGTTGTAAGTGCGGGAGAGTAGGGTCAAGGCGTTATCCAATCAATATTGACCATATAAAGCCCCGTAAGTATTACCCTGAATTGGCTATGGATATAAACAATCTTCAGCCTCTTTGTGGGAGATGTAACAGGGAAAAGGGCAACAACAATAGCATTGATTACCGTAGCCCTTGTATTGTCTTTTAACTAGGAGGAAGTATGAAAAAAGTAGAACCCGTTGTACCAGTATTCAAGTTGTATGTACCTAAACCACATCCAATGCAGCACCGGATAGATGAGTTTATGGCTATTCCATCCCTTTATAGGAGTAAGTATGAACGCTACTGAATTGGCTTTTTTGTTGGACAAATCAAGAAAAGAATCTTATACATCGGAAAATTTGGTTGGTAAAGCCGCCTCGATGCTACGCAAGCAACAAGCCGTCCTGATAGCAGAGCAAGAACACAATGAGATGTTAGAGGCTGAATTAAAGGCTATGAGGGAGCAATTAAATGCCAATCAAGTCTGATTTTTGGTACATCTTGCAACGCGAGATAGAGGCTAGAAAAAAATTACGCAAATCTATTGCATAATCGTTTTAATCGTAGTAATGTCTTACTAATTGTCCTAACTAGATGGAGGTAAAAATGATTTCAAATATGCCGGAACCAAAGTTTTGCGTATCCTGCTTGCATTGTTCAACGCTACACGACTCCCATGTCTGTATGCACCCTAAAGCTCGTAAATATGACCTCGTAACGGGTCATTGTGGCAATTCTTTTGCTAGCGTGATGCGTAGCGATAATTATTCATGCTCTATTCATGCGAACTGGTTTACCCCGATTGTCGAGGATGCCGACCTTGACGATTTATCCACAATCCCATTCGGCAAATAATGTCCTAACTAGGAGAAATATCATGGCAAGAACCGTAGGTAGTAAAAACAAAGTAAAACCCGCTTTTCCGTTGAAGGATAAAGAGGTCAAGGAAAGCTATACCAAGGCTGAAGTAGAGCGCCTGAAGGGTTTATTAGCTCGTCAGGATGCGGCTGTTGAGATGGCTAAAGACCAAGTAAGCGACTTGCTAGCAGATGTAGAGTTCTACCGTAAGCAAATCAATCACTTCTTAGCACTTGTAAACATCTTAGCTAAGGGGCAATAACATGGCTAATGACAGAGCAGATTTCGCGCCCGAGATACGCAACGGTGCATGGTGGTCTGGAGACAGCAGGAAGGCGGCTAATGGTAGAGGGAACGAGGCGGTCTTAGAGAAGCTAGGATTAAAAGAACGCCCTAACCTTGACGGGGTAGAGGCAGTCCGTATGGGTCATGTAATGGAACCCGTAATCGGAAGACTAGCACAAGACAAACTCAAACTCGAACTCAAGGAAGCTCCTTATGCTCTTACGCATCCTAAAGAGACTTGGCTACGGTCTCACTTTGATTTTATTAGCGCCGATGGCAGAACTCTTGTGGAGGCTAAGAATTACAACGCAGCCGTCCGTAACAAGTTTGATGCGGAAGCTAACATTATTCCTCACGCGGATATGGCGCAAATTATCCACGAAGCAACCGTTCACCAAGTTGATAGAGTGGTACTTGCAGTCCTCTTTGGTGGACAAGAGTTTTGCACTTTTGACTTTACTATCACGCCGGAGCAAAAAGAAGCGCTAATAAAAGACATGGCTAGGTTTTGGGGAGCAGTAGAGACCAATACCCCGCTAGACCCTGAGACAACAGAGCAGACCAAACTCATCTATTCCAAGGATAACGGCTCAACAGTCTATGCCAATGCACAAGTAGAGCGAGCAGTACACCAGCTCAAGAATTGCAAGGCGCAGATTAAAGAACTGGAAGAGTCCGAAGAGCAGCTCTTGACGGCATTACAGGGCTTTATGAGAGAAGGCTCAGAGCTTTTAGGAGTGGATGGCAAGGTGTTGGCTACTTGGAAGGCTAGCAAGGCTTCTAAGCGCTTTCAGGCGGATTTATTTAAAGCCGCTATGCCAGACATATACGACCAATTCATTATGGAGGCTCCGGGTTCACGCCGGTTCTTAGTCAAATGAAAGTAACTATTGAACTTGAATCTTGGGAAGAATTGCAAAAATACAATCAACTTTTTTCTTATAAAGCGAATGAATCAAGCCTATTGCTAAATGAACCTATTGATGAGCTTGGTTTAACAGTAAGGTCATATAACTGTTTAAGAAATGAAGAAATTGAAACGATTGGACAATTATGCGATTTATCAGAAACCAATTTAATGAGGGTTCTTAACTTAGGAAGAAAATCTATTTTTGAGATTAAAAAAGCCTTGTTAGATAGAAATTTATCCCTTTCAAATAACTTTAATGTGCAATTTGAAGAAAAAAGGATTAGCAGATGAACAACATTGATATAGCAGTCTGGATTATGGCTGTTAGTTCAGTCATAGATACTATTTACACACTATCGGAGATGATTCATGTCTAATATCGTACCGTTTGGAGAGATGCAGAGCATGGCTGAGGCTATTGCTAAATCAGGGCTATTTGGTATGAAGGACACCAATAGCGTATTGGCTTTAATGGCTGTGGCTCAGGCGGAAGGTTTACATCCGGCTACCGCAGCTAGGGATTACCATATCATCCAAGGGCGCCCCGCGCTCAAAGCTGATGCTATGCTAGCGAGGTTCCAAGCCGCCGGAGGGAAAGTCGATTGGAAGATTTATACCGACCAAAATGTAACCGGAATCTTCACGCACCCCAATGGCGGCTCTTTGGAACTCTCTTGGACGATTGAGCAAGCTCGTAAGATTGGCTTAATCAAGTCTGGCGGCGGATGGGAAAAGTATCCACGCGCTATGCTTCGCGCCCGAGTAGTCTCTGAAGGTATTAGAACTATCTATCCGGGCTGTGTCATTGGCACCTATACGCCTGAAGAAGTCGAAGACTTTGACACGCCAAAAAATGAAAAATTTATGGGGCGGGGAGAGGTAAACATAACGCCTCCTCCTATTACCATAGAAAACCTTAGAGAAGACCCAGTAAGCATTACGGTTGATGTAGAGCCTAGCGCTCCTACTTATGCCCTCGTGCTACCGGACGGCACCATCTATTCAAAGCATGAAGAGATTGAAGGATGGATTGCTGCTTACGCAGATTTATTTGTCCGTATCAGAGACTCAGCAAAAATCAAAGAGGATGAGAAGCACGCAAAGATTGACGCGCTCAAGAAGGCGAACTACATTGTCCTTGGTGTTATGAGCGCTGTGCAGAAGTCTCAAGTGTTAGCGGCTATTGCGCCTAAGGGAGTACAGGAAAGCCCAAAGGAACATGGCAGCCAATCAACTACGGAAGCGGAAGTTACGATGGAGTCCCCGCAGGGATGAACCAAAGGGATGCGGTGCTGCATTGGTTGAAGACTCGACCATTGACGCCGCTAGAAGCCTTGGAACATATAGGAACGATGAGATTGGCTGCTCATATTGAGGTGCTAAGGAAGTCTGGACACAACATTAGAACTGAAGATGTTAAACAAAACGGAAAGAGTTTTGCCCGTTACCACTTAATACAAAGGAAATAGCATGGCGCATATACCAAGTGAAGGCAAAGGAATTTTGTCTCGTAATCAAAAGAAAGCAAGCGAGAAATCGCCGGATTGGAAAGGGCAGATAAGAGTTAATGGAGAAGATATTAAGCTGGCGGGATGGGTCAAGGATGTGGGTTACGGTCCATTCATTACATTGTCCGTTGATAATTGGAAGCCCGAAGGACAACAAAGCTACCCAAGAGATGTTACCCCTGATGCCGGAGATGTACCCTTTTAAGGAGAATGATTATGAAAAAATTGACTGCGATTGTATTGTTTGTTTTGTTGAGCGCAAATTGTTTTGCAGCCACCAAATGTGAGCCTGACGGACGCGGCGGTATGTGCTGTTGGGATACTAATACTGATGGTCCTTTTAAGCCGATAAGCTGCTAATGCTTTTTTTGACACTTCCGCTCCCTCCTAGCGTAAATTCTTACCGGACTATTTTTAGAGGAAGGATGAATATTACTAAGGCGGGGCGGGAGTTCAAGGCGGCTGTTGCAGATTATGTTGTTGAGTACAAAGTTCCCAAACTTGGAGACAGTAAATTGAAAGTAACGATGGTGCTGTTTCCAAGAGACAAGCGCAAGATAGATATTGATAACCGTATCAAAGCAGTCTTAGATGCGCTTGAGGATGCTGGAGTATTCAACAATGATTTTCAGGTTGACCACTTAGAAATCATAAGGGGTGAGCCGGTCAAGAATGGTGGAATCAGAGTGATGATTGAGACCATTGATAAGACCTCCTCAAGCCTGAATGAGAGTCCCTCAGCGGACAGTTAGGACACTTACGGGGCAGAGTATTCGGGCAGCCCCACTTACAAGGATTGATTATGACAACTTTTACAACTGAAGATAGAGAGAACGCAATGACTGAAGAAGTTAAACCGAGACCGCATTTATTTATTGCGACTCCAATGTACGGTGGTATGTGCGCTGGTTTTTATACTCAGAGCATTGTGCTGATGCAAAAGCATTTAAACGAGATTGGCGTTGATGTTACCTTCTCTTTTATGTTTAATGAGTCTTTGATTACTCGCGCCCGTAACGCCTTGGTTAAAGGGTTTCTAGCCAGTAATGCAACTCACTTGATGTTTATTGATGCAGACATTCGTTTTAACCCTGCTCAAATGCCACGCATGATTGAAGTAGATAAGGACATTATTTGCGGTATCTACCCTAAGAAAGAAATCAATTGGGGCAGCGTTAAACAGGCTATGGACAATAATGTTCCTGACGATAACCTCAAGTATTACACCGGTTCTTTTGTCGTGAATCTAGTGGATTATTCAGGTTCAGTAACGGTACCAGTCAATGAGCCAGTAGAGATATGGAATGGCGGCACAGGCTTTATGTTGATTAAGCGTCAAGTCTTTGAGCAGCTTGCAGATAAAGTGCCTTCCTATACCAACAATGTACTGGACTTAGCTGGCACTCTCAAAGCAGATGAGATAAGGGAATACTTCACAACCAGCATTGAGCCAATCAATAACACTTTGCTTTCCGAGGACTATCATTTTTGCAAGCTAGCGCGAGATAACGGTATCAAGGTATGGGCTGCGCCTTGGGTAAGTCTAGGTCACATGGGTAGCTATTTGTTTGAAGGACAGCTAATTCCTTCGCCTTAATGTTTTGGCGGGGAGGCTCCGGCTTCCCCAAGCACCCAATGATTCATAATTTCACCTTTAGCCAAATACGCTCATGCAGCCAATAAAGCGCTATCTTGGTAAATAGCTCTACAAACGCAATAGAGAAGGCAAGAGAAGCGTGTCCTGTGATAATCCAAGACAGCACAAAAGTATCAAGGCTTCCTGTAATCCGCCAAGTGACTGCTTTTAAAAGAGATTTGTAATGACTATCTTCTGCCACGACCAACGGAAAGATTAGTGTCTTTAGCCATTATTTAATTCCTAAATATGAACGAACTGCGTTTAGGGTTTGCAACTGTTCTGGCGTGTACATCTTGGCTGCATCTTGCCATTGATTGAATGTGTATCCTCTAAACATTTCAGGCAATCCAGTCATCTGCATCCATTGTTCGTATGGTCTGTTTTCGCCTAGATTTTGCGTATGGTATTGATACCGCTCTTGCATCATATTAGGGTCTAATTGACCGGCAAATTGAGCATAAAGAGCTTTAAGCTGAGGGTCTGCCTGAACGCCGTAATGACTTGCGTAATCTCCTAAAACATCTAACGGTGTTGCTTTAGGATTAAAAACCTCGATAGCAACTTGTTTTCCTTTAGCCCAATCTGGTAGGTCATCGCCTTTATAAAACTCCAACATACGCTGTTCTCCGGGTGTTGGAGAGTATTTGTAAGCAATGTCTTTGTTAGAGAGGTAAGGATATTCTTTTTGAGCCGTTTCTAATAGCTTGGCTCCTTTATCGGCGGATATGGTATCCAATACCGATGTATCAATTCCTTGAAGTTCTTGTGGGTCTGCCATTATTTAGCTATATTGCCGCCAACGGGATAAATAGCTCCTGCTGGAGCTTGAGTAAATGCTTTTTCGCCTTGCTGAACATGACCATTATTCCAAGGGCTTTCCATAATTGGACCATAGCAACTAGCTAGCTTTACGCCATTAACCGGTTGAGCTTGGATTTCACAGGGAAAACTCCACATATTGCTCATGCCCGTTGTAGGTGTTTGTCCTACAGTAAAGGTTCTAACTACTGCGGTAACAGTAGTCCAGCTTGGACCTTGTGGATAACTTGTTTGTGGAGGGATGCCAAACAATGACCATACTTTGCCGGGGGCAGAATCGCATGAGCCATTCATTAAATCTAGGTTGGCAACACTATCACCATTAAGGATAGGGCAAACAGCCATACCCTCTTTAAAGACTTTGCCATCAACAGTCATTGTCTTGCCAGTAGGAGTGGTGGCAGATGCCGCGCATAAGGCATATTGACCATGACAAATAGCAATATTGTGTGCAAAAGAACATCCAGCCATCACAATACCTACTAAGAATACAAGTGCTTTTTTCATGCCATATCCTTTAAAAATAGTAATTCTTCAGCTTGTCTGCGGCGTAACAATCCAGCCATGTGATGACCAGCAGCCATATCCCATTTTAAAAATTCTTGTGCGGCGCCCTCATAGTCACCAGCGTTTAGTTTTTTAAGCAATGTGGAATTATTAAGATTACCGCATCCACAATTAAAAGCAAAATCAACAAGTGCATCGAACTCATTTTGGGTTACCTCTACATTAAGCCTTGCGTTTACATCCGCTTCTGCTTTTTTAACATCTTCTGCCAAGTAGTTTTCGGCTTGCTCTTGAGTAATTGTCATGCCTGAATGGACTTCAGGACCGGTATGCCCGTATCCAATAGTCCAAGGGTCACCACCAGTAGCAGGGTCAGGGTAAGCAGTAAGCCTAACGCCTTCAAAACCCTCAGTTAAATGGAGACCATCTTTAGAGTATTTGTAATTATTCATCTGCGCTACCTATCTTAATTCCTGTGATTAAACCAATAAATCCGCCAATAATTGTCTGAAACGCTGGACCGACTATTTCAAATAGCTTGTTGTTATCTACTTGTGGATTAAAAAATCCAAACATAAACACGGTTACCATTGAAAGAACGGTCACGCATAAAGTAAAAGAAGCAATCATGGTCACCCAAGTAGCTAATTGTTCTCTATTCATTTTGTTACTTCGTCATATTGGGCGTAGCAGGACTGGAGGGCTGTTCTAAGTTTGTCGGCTCTGGCAGCTTCCCCGATAAGAAATTGACCATCCTCGGCATAAAGGGTTGCCCCAGTTCCACCTTGTCCATTGACGGATACTTTATTGTTCCGACTGGGGCGGTTCCGCAGCTCGATAAGAACATTAGCAAGCTGATTGTTAATAGCGTTGATTTGAGCATCTTTGTCCTTTCTAATCTGGTCAGTAGCATCCTGTAGCTGATGTTCTTTTAATCGTGCATTTGCAACCTCCTCCGCCTTATATTCCTCAAAGACAGTATGTTCATATTTTCCGTAACCTACTCCCGCTAAAGCAATAATAGTAAGACCAGCATAAATATAAAAGCTAATTGGTAATGGAAACATTATTCAATTGGCTCAGTTGTTATAAAGCGCAGTACAGCAACAATAATGCCAATAACAATAAGGCAAGCACCGTAATATTGAGGGTCAATGAGGTTTTGAACATTAGAAAAGTTATCAAATAAAGCACCAAAAATCACCAACGCTAAGGAAAACCATATCGTCTTTGACTTATGAACTCTCATTGTTGGCTGTGATGGTTTACTCTGGTGTGTAAATATTAACCACGCTAATGTTCTCACCCAATGACTTAGGAGCATCACCGGCTACTTCAACAACAACTTCAGGAGCAACTATTGGCTCTGGAGCTGGTGTTGGCTCAGGTACATTAGGGACCTCTACTACTGGTATTACATCTTGAATGTCTGCCATGATTTTTCCTTTTTAATTACAAGCCTTCGCCCGGAGTGATATAAATAGAAGCGTTTGTTCCGTCACCAATAACTCTTGCATACACATTTGTATTGGAATTGACTTGCGGACCAGTAATTACTTTGTAAGCATAGGGTGGCAAAGGAATTACATAGCCAGGACCATTATCAGGTAACGCCACATTAAAGGTGCTAGTAGAGTTAATCCATACATAAACAGCCGAATTGGTGTCAGCGTTAGCTAGGTAATACTGGTTTGATGGGCTATCAGCAGTAATGGTAAATACATTGGATTGCGTGTTAGCAGCACCAACGGCAGCTACCTTTACCGTTTTCCCCATTGGTTGAAATGCAATGTTATTTGCCATTTAGTACACCTTCTTTTCTTTCGCTCCAGATGGGCTTAATTTTGTACTGTAAGAACCTTCAGCAAAATCAAACATTGAGCGATAGCCGCCTTTTGGTAGTTCTCCGGGTTTCCATTTGGTCATTCCGGGGCTTCCATCTCTTGGCAACTGTGGACGAATAGCCGTAGCTATTTGCTGATTTGACTCATGGTCCCTCTGGTGTGGTCTGCTTTTCATGTTGTTTCCTTTCCTTTGTGTTTATCACAAGATAGCTGAAGATTACAAATATTGCTAGTGTTGCTACGCGGTCCCATTGTGGTCCCCACATCACCCAACACGCTAAAGCGCACGACATTGACAGAGCCAAAATCGTTATGAGCCGGTCTGAGATGACCGTTAATGCTACTTTGATGATAGTGATTGCATCCATGAATATCCCCTATTCGATTAAAGATACTCATATTCTAACCTTACTCATCTTCATCATCAATAGAAAAACCACTTCCCCACTCATCATCGTTCATTTTGAGCTTAATTGCTTCTAGCTTTAATGCTCGGTCTAACACTTTAGTTTTGTCAGTAATGCTAGCTTCAGGGTCAGCCATCACTTGCGTTAGCATAGTTGAGATAGCCTCTTCTAAAGCGTTGTTTATCCCTCTTTGCTTCTTAACCATCAAAATCCACCTAGCAATTTATTTAAGCTGTAACCGGCGACGGCGCCACCACCAACTGTAGCCCCCACATAAGGCAAGATACCTTTTAAAGCGGTTATTGCCTTTGCTTTATCAGTTTCTCTAGTCTTAACATCACGGATTTTGTCCAGCATTGCAATAGTCTCTTCTCGACTTGCAAGACCTCGACTTTCCAAGCCTTTAACAAAAGATTCAGCCGCACTAATACTTCTATTTGTAGTGGTTGCATTAAATATATCCCTTGAGGATTCGCTTACAAACTTTTGATTTTCTTTAGTTAAATTTGTGAGCTTTTCAGTTTTTCCCTGTGCGCGTTGAGATATTTCTTTAGCGCGTTGAGACAGAGCCTTGGCGCCCGTAGATTTCTCGGCAGCTTTAACCTCATTCGTTGCAAGCGTTTTCGCATACTCTTTTACCTTTGCAGCAACAGCAGGAAACTCTTGAAGATATGCGCCTTTGGATGAGTTAATCCAAGCGTCAACAGCTTCAGCAGTATTAAGTTTTGATAATTCATTAGCAGCGTGTTGAGCAGCAAATGGTTCTAATGCTTTTTTGCTAATGTCCATCTTTTCCAAAATACGAATCTGCTCTGGAGACTGGAATACTTTAGCTGGAATTTGAGTAGCGTCAGCTTGAAATACGCCTTTTAACCCTTCGATTTCTTGAGTCAACACTTTGCCAACTTGAGACTCGTAGGTATTTAAAGGCTGGCTCATCTTGGCGTAAACCTCTCTAAAGGTTCTGCCGGTAGGAGCAAATCCCGCAATTGGCTTTCCGCTTTCGCTGACATAGCCATACACAGAGTCTTCTAGCTTTTCTGCTAGCTTACCCATGTACTGTTGTTTCATAGCGTCCGCGCCCGTCATTGTCGGTTTGTTGGCTATTTTTTTTGTTTCTCTGATAACTTTCTCAATCTTTTCAATTTGAGAACGAACAATCTTTCCTTGAACCTGAACTCCAGATAGGGTTTCCATCAAGTCTTTAGCAGCCAATTGTTCAGATGCGGTATATTTTCCAGCGTTAGCAGGGGACGCAATATCTTTAAGGTTCTTTAAAAACGCTTGACCGGTTTGAGATTGAGACCAAAACTTGCCAGCAGCCTCACTTGCTTTGCCTTCTGCAAAATAAGCATCTTTAAGAACATCGGCAGCTCTACCTCTAGCAACATCTAATTGCTTTTCAACGCCTTTAGCAACGCCTCTAAGCCCTTCTCCGACTTGATATTCGTTAGTAGGTCTGCCAATCTTGTTTAAAGTGCCTTGGCTTTCAGCTTTAGCCAATTGAGCATCAGCATCAAAACGCTTTGCAGCATCACGCAAATTAATTTCTTGGCGTTGTTGGTCGGTGTAAATCTTTTCTTGACCGACTTTTTCAGTTTCTTTAATGCGGGTGCCAGCCTTCTGTCCAAGCTCTTCAGCAGTAGTTGTCATCTCGCTTAATGCTTTTTCTAGTGGTTTTCCCCTAGCTTTAGAGACAAGTTCCATGCCTTTTTCAAAAGGCTTTTTAACTACATTTTT